CATATCTAGATACAAATCCTTCTCTGCCAGATTCATAAGATATTGCAGCACCTTCTGCTTTCGTAGGTGCAGCACCGAAGCCGATCATTTGTACATCTTCTTCGAATGCTTTTTGTGATTGCTCAACAGAATAGATATTTCTCCATTGTTCTGGATATCTATCATATTCCATACCAAACACGGTATTTAAACCAAGATTGAGCTGTTTGGTAAATAGTGCTCTATTTAGTGCCATAATTCAATCTCCTTTTATTATACACCAGCAGCACTTGGATTACCAATACCGTAGAAAGATTTGTTAATAACAACTTCTACTTTAGCATCAGCACCTGCTGCATTGTTTGGTTCATCAACTAATCTTAATATTCTTAAAACTTTAGATGTAGTTGCTAAAGTAGCAATATCTAATTCGTCTGTAGAATATCCGAAAGTTGAGTTGAAAGTACCAATAGTAACGTTTGCCATTTCACCAACGTTGGCTGCAGCAAAAGTACCATTACATTGTACTTTATATGTTATATTTGGATCGTCATAAACCAAAGCTTTGATACTTGTATTTGCTTTTACAGCAGTACCAGTATTCCAAACTTTAGAGAACTTGACATCACCTGTAGAGTTTTCAATGTATTCAACACCATAGAATACACCTAAAGCTGTTCCTCCAGCAGTACCTCTGATAACTGTTCCATCTGTAGTCATAGAAACTAAGTCACCACTAGCAAGGTTTGCTGCATAAGAGTTTGCAATAGGATATTCTTGTGGTCTGATAACTCCACCTGTTAAGTGTCTTAATGGTATAAAACCATTAGGGGCATCTGTATTTGCCATAGTTATAACCTCCTAAGTTATAGTTGCGTTTTACTCTTTAAAGCCGCCTCTAGTAACTTCACTCTTGAAGGTCTTTGTAATTGGATTTCCAGGTGATTCAGCTCTGTGGATATCTTGTTCGACTGATCGCATTAAGTTTTCAGTCATTCTTGCGTAATATTCATTACGTTCATTTACCATTTGTTCTGGCATTTCACAGAGTACCATTCCTTCTATTCCAATAAAACCTGCAAACTTGCCATGTTCTATCGTAGCATAAGATTTTCCACTAGTGACCGTTTTAGGATCTCTAGGTTGCCAACCTTCTCGCATACGTTTAGCAACGTTTGTCGGCTGTTCCTGTCCTAAGATCATAGTTGCAATCCATCTTTGTTTGAAACCAGGTCTTGGGTCAGGCGCTTCAAGTAAATTACTTGGCTGCCAATGTGAAACTCTTGAAGATTTTTCTTCTTGAGTTTCGTGTTTTATTTTATTACTCATAGTCGTGCTCCTTTCGTTCACGTATTGGTGCTAAAGTTTTTTACTTCCTTAGCAAACCGTTTTAGTGCCGCTTCATCATTAATATCAATACCGAAATTTCTTGCAGTATTTAGATCATCTTGAGTAAGCTTCACTCTGTTACTATCGGTAGCTTTTTTACGACTAACACCAGCAACTGGAGATTGCACTCTGTTGTTTTTTTGTACCACATTTTTATCAGAATTGGAAGTGTTTTCCTCATCTTTATTGAAAAAAGATAAACCACTTGATTTAAGTCGTTTATCCATTTCTTCATAATAACCAGGATCATTCACATCCCAACCTTCTTCAGTTAATTCAGCATCGATACCATAAGCCATCGCTGTTTCTTTTCTACGACCTGGTTTATTGAACCAATTACTGTTTTCTTTAACCCAATCTGCTGCTAAAGGCGGTACTTTTGCATCATTTTTTTTAGTTTTAGGTATTTCAGCAGAATATTCTTCAGTTTTAGACATTTGATTTCTAATGTCAGCCATTTTTTCATACAATTCTACTTGAGAATCAGTATTACCTTGTTCAATAGCATCTTTTAACTGTTGAGAAACTGAAGAATATTGATTTTTCAAAGATTTATTAGCTATATCAAAAGTTTTTTTCTCTAAATCAGCTAATCTTTGTTCTAATTCAACAGCTTTTTGTTCAGCTTCTGCTCTTTTTGCCACTTCTTTAGCAATTCTTTTACGAACTTTTTCAGAATATGGCATATCATCTGAATATGCAGGAACTTTTTTAGTTTCTTCAACTTTAATTTCCCTTTCATTTTCATTTGATTCTTCTTTTTCAGAAGTTTCAGCTTTTTCTATTAAATCATCAATAGGATTTCTAGGAATCTCTATTTCTTTTTCTAAAGAATCATCAGCTAAATTAACTTCTATTTCTTTCTGTTCTTGTTCATTGTCTATCATAGTTTTCTCCTATGTTGTCGTTAATATAAATTAACGTATATTATAATTGTTGAGATATTACTTCAGGGTTATCTAATGTAGCAAGTACCTCATCGTCATTAATTATCACCATTTTGACTTTTTGTACAGATACTTTTGCTCCAGCATAACGACCAAAAACTACCCAATCTCCAACTTTACACCATGGGGCTTTTCTGTCACTGTAACATTCTGGACCCATAGCTATTACTTGACCAACACTATTTAAATAAGATTGAGTTTCTTTATTAGAATCAGTCAAATAAATTCCACCTTTTGTTTTTTCAATTACACCTCTTGGTCTAATTAAAATTCTATAACCAACCGGAGCTGGTATTTTTTCTGGAGTAGGCACATCATTATCTGTAGCCCATTGTTCATTACTAATCATCTTCTTCTATTATTCCTTTCTGGTATTTTTCAACCGTTTCATTTATAATTTCTAATGATTTATTTAAACCTTGTGACATACCATAGACACGTTTAAATTCTTCTATGTTATCTACACCTTTAGACAATAAATTTTTACCTAATTCTGTGTTATATTCTTTAATATTATTTTTTATCGCTCTGATTAGACGTTCCGACATTTAATGCTTTCTCAAACCTATCTAAAAGGTCTGCATATTTTACTTGTAATTCTTTTGCAACTACTGCAAAAAGTCTTGGTTTAACATTTTTAATAGAATATTTTTTATTCTCTAAAAATTTTTTAGCTTGTCTTATTTCTTCTCCTGATACTGACATTATCTATCTCGTCTTGCAACCTTAGAAGCTGTCTCAACTATCTTAGCTTTAGTCTCAGCATCTTTTCTTGCATTAACTCTTTCTTTATCTTTAACACCTTCAGCAAATCTAGCTTTTCTAATATTTAATTCTTCAGCTTTCAATTGAAGATTAGCTTGCTTCTCTTGCATTTCCATTTGCATTTTTTGTTCTTCTGGAGATGGTGGCATACTACCCATTAATTGTTGAGCAGCTTGTGCTGCAGCTGCAGCAATTCTATTTTCTTGTTCAATATTAATTTCTTGTGGTTTTTCATCTCTTAATTCTTTATTAAATTCTCCAGAAGATGTTGGCATACCTTCTGGTACTTGAGCTTGCATTTGTTGTTGATATAAATATGACATATGTTGACCTAAGTGAGCCATCATTAATGGATATAAAACTTCTTTAGCTTGAGGATTACCACCAAACCGTGGATCCATCATAAACTGTTGGTGTACTGCCATATGTGCAGCGTGATCTTGATCTTCAAATACTTTTATAGGTTTACCATTTAGTAAAGCCATATTTTCAGAAACTGGATCTCGTCTAGGTACATCTTCATCTTCAATAATTAAATCTTGATAATCAGGAATATTTAAAGCTTGTAAAAATCTTCTATAAGCTTCTTTAGTATCAATAATACTTGGTGCTTGTTGTGCTAATTGAAGACCTGTTTGTGCTAAAGCAATTCTTTGAGCTTGTGAAAATATATTAGGATCACTTACTGGTACAACATTAATAGCAGAATCAAAATCTTTTCTTCTAATTTTTTTAGTTTCACCTATTACTTCATAAGGATATTCATCATCTAAATATTCTCCATTTAATTTATAAATTAATTGGAATTCTCTACCTTGAGCTTGATGTAATCTTTTATGTATAGCAGAAAATACTTTACTACCTTGTTCAATAATAGCTATAGTTGTTCCAACTGGACCTGATCCAGCAGAATCACCTACCATAGCATCAGCAATTGATGCAAAACGTCTACCTGATTCTGTTAGAACACCTAATAATTGTAATAATGTGGGTGAAGGTTCTTTAAAGGGAAGTGGGATAAATGACTTACGAAGATCATCTCCATAAGCTTCGACCTCCACCCATTCTCCAGGAGAAACTGTTATATCGCCACCTTCTATTCTTGCACCTTTAGCTCTAAATCCACCATTCAAATTTGCAAATGCTGCTGAATCTAATAAAGCTCTAAGTGCGCCAGTAGAAGCGTGTTGTAAACCACCTATAGATTGAATTAAACCAAAACCATAGAATCCTAAACCAGGTAAATATTTATAGTGAATAAAGTAAGTTATTTTTTTTCTTAAAGTATCATCTTCTTTCCAATTTCTTCTTATAGATAATACTTGTGTAGTATCATAATCAATTGTAACAATATATGGTAGAGCTAATCCGCTTTCATCTTCTCCTAAATCTAAATCAGCATGAACTTCTAAAAGTGTATGCATTTTATCTGCCATAGAAGGTGTCATACCTTCTAATCTTTGCATAGTTTGTTCTACAGTATCTTGATCTTTTCCATCGCTTTGATTTCTAGATAAATTTATGTCTCTATAAAAACCTGATATTTGATATTTTTTTAATTCGTTTTGAGATATTTTCATCACTTGAGTATATCTATCAGCTGTTTCTAAATCAGTATTATTATATGAAATTACAAATTCTTCTGCTGGTACAAATTTACTACAAATTCTATCTAGAGTATTATCAAAGTAAATTTTTTTAAAAGCAGATCCTGATAGAGCTAGAAAAAATAACATTTGATCTAATTCATTAAAATAATCTGTAATTTGGCTAGTTACTTGATAATTCATAAAGTCTTGAACACGCTGAGCTTGTTCTATTTTTTTATCAGAGTTTTTTCCCATGATTTGAGTTTTTACAGGGCCACCTGCTGGAAACATTTCTGCTATAGCTCTAGCTTGGAATTGAGTTGCTGCTTCTGACATTAATGGATGATGAACACCTGAAGCTCCCGGGAAAGGATCATTCCTATCTTCAACAACTACACCTAACATTTTTAAACCTTTTGAATATTGATCTTCCCATTCTTTTCTAGAAGATTTATCATCTTCAAAAGCTTTAATTAAATCTTTACCAATTCCTCTAACTTGAATTTCATCAAGTTCTTCTGCTAAATTAGAATAGTGATTAGATTCAAAAGCTTCTTCTTCTTTTTCAGTTTCTTCTTGATCTATATCAACTCTAACTTTTTCACCATCTTCGTTGGTGTACTCAAGTTTTCTTTTTTCTAATTCTACTTCTAAAGCCATTATTTTCTTTTTTTAGTTTTTTTCTTTTTCTTTTTAGGAAACCCAGCTTTCATATTAGCATAAGCTTCTGGTGAAATTGTAGATTTTGATTTAGGTCTAGAAGTACCTGCTCTTTTTCTTTTATTGATATTTGCATATAATCCTGGTTTACTCATAATATTACTAAAGCCTCCTCTATTAAGCACGTTTTGATTTACCAGCTTCAGAAAGTGCTATGGCAATAGCTTGCTTTCTTGACTTAACTTTTTTCTTAGATTTACCAATAGGTAATTTTCCTTTTTTATATTCTCTCATAACTTTAGAGATTTTTTTCTGCGATTTTGTTTTTCTCATATACCCATTAATACCTCCTGGTTCATACCATATCTATCCTAACGAATATATAAAACAAAAATATTGATTTTAAAAGTGTTTATTTAGCTTTGATTATTTGTTGAATACTCTCTGAACCATCTATATTTTTAACGATTTCAGCTT